GCCGATGACACGTTCACGGCAGAGGGCAACGTCGAATATTGGAGCGAGAGCGGCGGAACGTGGACGTTCCAACAACGTATTCAACGAAACGGCGGACCCGTCGCCAGTGAGTCATGGGGACAAGGCGTCGCCATGACGGACGACACCAACGCGTACATCAGCTATGTCAACGGCACCGGCGAACTAAGAATCCAACACTGGACTCGATCTGGTTCGACGTGGTCATTCCAATCCGAATTCCGAGGCGGCGATCTGACTCACCCTGGGTCGACCAACTACGTTATTCTGGACACCGACGGTACAAACATCATTGCAGCCGACGCTGGTTACGACGTGGGTATCGGTACCAACGAAGGTGTCGTGTTAGTGTTCGACACGACCGGAACCGCAACGTCCGAAATCGTCGGGAGTACGAACGAGCAGCTAGGAACCTCTGCAACAATCGAGGGCGACGAAGCAGTTGTCGGGTACGCGTTTGACGACACAGAAAATACAAACGCTGGAAAAGCAGAAGTCTGGAACGTCTGCGTGTAACACCCCTTGGAGTTGAACTATGCTAGGACAGGCATTACTCACCGGAGTCTTATTGGGAGTGTCGATCCTCGGCATAGTTCCCAACGTAGACCCATATCCGTACCCTGAATACTGGAAGAACGACGGGGCGGGTCACACCTTTGTCCTGTACCGGAAACACAATGTCCGGGCGATGTCTCAAGGCTCGACCGGATCGTGCGTTGGTTGTGCGACCGCGAAAGCCTTGGAGTTAATGCACGGACGCCAATACAGCCCCGAGTGGTTGTACGGCGGAAGCAGAAAGCACTTCCAGGCACACTACAACCCCTTCGCCGGCAGTTTCGTCGGATGGGCCGCACAGATGGTCAAGGACGTTGGGGCACTTCCGAGTAAGGATTACTCGGTAATGGGTGACGACCTACGTGTCTACTCACCTAGTAGGGCGAGACGCTGGCAACGCGGACCGCCTGACACATATCAAACACTAGCTTCCGAATACAGATCGGGTTTCGTTAAGATCGAAACCTGGGAGCAACTTCGCGACTCGATCGCGAACGAAGTTCCGGTTATCGTCGGAAGCCAAGTCGGGTTTGGCTCAAAGAGCGGTGCTCGACGATCCCGAAGCGGAATGCTTCGATCACGTTGGTGGTCGCGATGGAACCACGCGATGGTTTTCTGTGGCGTCAGCGACGGTGTGAGCAAGCGAGCCTTACTGTTGAACAGTTGGGGCATTCGTTGGATTAGTGGCCCAAAGTGGTTGGGAGACGAGCCCGACGGCAGCTTCTGGATCAGCAAACGCGACGCGGAGAAAATGCTCTCATACGGAGACGCATACGCTATTCTACCAATTCCTGGGGAACCCTTTTAATGAACCATGTTAGATTACTTTTGGCTGTGGCGACTTTGGCGACGTTCGGACTTATCCTTCAAGGAGAAGTTCCTTCGGTCGTGGCGGACGATAGTTACAATCTTGGACTCGTGGAGTCCGAAGTCTGCCCCGAAGACAAAGGCGACACGCTGGTGGTCTACTCGGCGAAGTGGTGCGGACCGTGTCAAGTCATGCGAGCACAATGGCCCGTGCTCAGGGGACAAGGCTACAAAGTCGTCTACATCGACATCGACGACCCTTACAACCAAGTCGGACGGTTCGACTACGTCACGACCACGATTGTTGACAAGGCTATGGAGAAACGTCCGCGATCGGTTCCGACAATGAGGTATTACAACTCTGACGCCGAGAAGTTTCTGAAAGAGAAAGTCGTCGGTATGCAATCACTCGACAAGATCAAGGAGCGACTATGGAAGCCGTCATCCTCGACGGTCTTAGTGCCGGAATTTTAACGGTAGTGCTATGCACGAGCGGCATTGCTTCGCCGCTACGTCGTTTGCCTTTGTTACGGACGCTGCTAGCGTGTGCATTTTGTACATCGTTTTGGTGCAGCTTGCTACACGACCCTTCAACAACAGTCCTCGCCACGATGGGGATTGCGAACCTGACGATCATGCTGACGCATTGGTCGATGACAACCTACTCAAACGAAGAGGATACTAATGAGACGATTGCCTAAAGCACGTTTCTTTCGCGGACTGCTAGCGGCGAAGATGGCGACGGAGAGGGATATTCCGTTGATCCGCCGAAAGCTGGCCGACTTTAGACGCTATCAAAGTCTAAACGTCGAATTCACGAACAACCGTGGACATCGCTGGGCAAACCGACTGCAATCCTTCGCAAATTGGTTATGGGAAAATCGAGAAGCAATTCTCCGAATCCTCGGACTCGTCATCATGTTTGCGGACGACGGGACGCCACGCGTTGTGGACGCTGACGAACTCGACGAGGAAACCTTGAAGCGAGCACGCCAGAACCTCGCGAAGCGGAAGCCGACGAAGGTGACGCCACACGGGGAGAAGGTGGAAGACTTCACGGAGACTAGCCCTCTCGACGAGATTACGAGCGACGCCCAGGAGGCAGGCTTGTACGATATTGGATTGAACGAAAACCCCTTAATCAAAGGAGAATCGAATGGCGAAGTACAAAGGCAAGAAGAAGGGCGGGAAGCGAAAGCCGAAAGGCAAGTAAACAACGGGGACGAAGATGAAGTTCAATCTGGGGAAGATCGCGGCGAAGACACTGATCGATACGAGTCTGACGACGTGTAGTCGTTGGGCCGAGCATCGGATTCAAATGCCCCACCCGTTCCGGGGACCGCTCAAGTTCGACCGGTTCCCGTGGCAACCAGAAATCCTGAACGTCGATGACGGAATCGTCACGGTGAAGAAGGCGGCACAGATTGGTTTCAGTGTCGCCGGAATGATCCGAGCACTTTACATCATCAACGAGAAGGTCGAAGACGTGTTGTACGTCCTGCCGACCGCTGGATTGGCTGGTGACTTCTCCCAGGGACGACTCGACGCTCTGACTGATTTGTCGCCTCACTTGAAAGATATGTGGGGCAAGACGAACAAAGTCGGATTGAAAATCACAGACCAAAACGCGAGCCTCTACATTCGAGGCTCCGTTGCGGAGCGTGGTCTTGTGTCCGTTCCAATTTCGACGGCGATCATCGACGAGTACGATCGCTGCTCGGACAACACGTATGACCTAGTCACGGAGCGACTATCCGGTCAGTTAAAGAAATACCTGTTCAGTTTGTCGACTCCGACTCTTCCGGAGTTTGGAATCGACAAGCAGTACAGTCACGGAACGATGGAGCAATTCTTTTTCCCGTGTCCCCATTGCGGTAAACGAATCCGCTTGGATTGGGAAGAGAACACCATCGTAGCAGGCGACTACCCGGGCGATCCGGAGAGCGATCGAACCATCTTCATCTGCAACCTCTGCAAGAAAGAGTTGAAGCATGAAGAGAAACTCGACTGGCTCAAAGGGGCCGAGTGGGTTGCACAACGAACGAACGTGAAGGGTCACCGCTCCTTTCACATCAATCAAATGTACTCGTCGACCGTCACCCCAGGTGAAATGGCGAACGCGTACCACAAGGCTCAACTGAGCGACTTAGCGGCGATCGAATTCAAGAACCAGAAACTCGGCGAGCCTCATATCAGCGAGGGTGCCCGAGTCACCGATTCAATTATTGAGGAATGCCGGGACGGTTCCTACCGCATCGGTGAAGACCGACCGGAAGACGCCAACCGACTCATCTGCATGGGTGTTGACGTTGGTACATACCTCGACTGTTGGATTGCAGAATTCAAGTACGACCGTGACCCGAAGAACATGCCGTACGAGAATTCAATGCAGCGAATGCTGCAAGCGATCCGTCTTCCATCGGATGACTGGAACGCGTTGGGAAACCTGATGCGGGAATGGCAAGTACGCCACGCGTGTGTTGACTTTCAGCCAGACACCGTGAACGCCCGGCGATTCTGTCGTGCGTTCAAAGGCTACGCCTCAATGGTTGCCTACCGTCGAGGTACAGTCGGCAACGAAGTCAAGGAGACCAAAGACGAGCAGGGTGTACCCTGCCTCACAGTGGATCGTACTGTGTTCCTCGACTTGGCACTCGGTCGATTCCACAAGCAGAAGATTACTGTGCCGATCGGTTTCCCAGGGGTTGCGAGAGAACACTTGAAGGCACCGATTCGTACCTACGAGTTAGACGAACTTGGATTGCCTCGCGGCATCTATAAGTCAATCGCGGACGACCACTTCGCACACGCAGCCGCATACTGTGAGATTGCACACTTCCGAGCTTTCTGCCAGTCGACAGGCAGGAGTATCAAACCTGACGAGAGAGTATAAATGGCTCACGAAATCATCAACATCCGTCACCCGCACTACGTCCGTGACTCCCTGGATTGGGAGTTTTGGCGGGATACGTTTGAAGGTGGCGAATACTATCGCGATCACTACTTGGTAAAGTTCAGCAACCGAGAGACGCAAGCCGAATTCAACGAGCGGAAGGAATTGACTCCAATTCCGACGTTCGCGAAGTCGGCTATCCTCGACGTGCGGAACAACATTTACCAGCGGTTAGTGGGCGTGAGCCGCGTCGGCGGAAGTCGGCAATACAGGGAAGCAGTTGTAGGTAAAGGAGGCGGCGTAGATGGCGAAGGCTCGACGATGGACTCCTTCATCGGGAAGGATGTTCTTACCGAGCTATTGCTGATGGGCAAGGTTGGTGTCTACGTCGACGCGGCTCCGCCACTCGGTGACACGTTGGCGGACGTGACATACCCGCCGTATCTCACATACTACCGGATTGAAGACATCCTATCGTACTCTTATGCACCACGCGGTAAAGGGGGTGAATTTCAGAGCGTGTTGCTTCGTGATTGGAACATCACAGTTCATGGTGAAGTCGGTCACGGTGTTATCCTGCCGAACGGAACAGAAGTCGGCTACCGACTCATCTGGAAAGATGAGAACGGTGTCGTCTGGTACAAACTGTTCGACAAGGAAGGTGAACTCCGTATCGCAGAAGATTCACTTGAAGACGGACGCGTTCGTACGAACCTGAAACGCGTGCCGTTCGTTCTGTTCGACATCGGCGACTCCTTAATGAAGGATGTCGCATCTTACCAGCGTTCACTGCTGAACCTCTCAAGCAACGATGTCTACTATGCACTTCGATCGAACGCTCCCTTTCTCACAATCCAACGCGACCACTACGCATCCGGCGATCACTTGAAGCGACCGTCCGACGCAGAAGGTGCGGAGGGACACGCGGAAGAGGTTGGTGGTGGTAAAGGTCGGTACTACGGAATTGGCGAAGACCGACCCGGCTTTATCGCACCGCCTACCGATCCTCTTGAGGCTTCGATGAAGTTGCAAGAGAAGCTGGAAGACAACATTCGACACTTGATTAACTTGGCTGTCGCCAACAAGGCTGGCTCGCGTACGGAGTCTGCCGAAAGCAAGAAAGTCAGCCAAGGCGGTCTGGAAGCCGGGTTGTCGTTCATCGGTCTAGTCCTCGAAGCAGGCGAGAAGATGATCGCCACCTTGTGGGCAGAGTACGAGAACGTGACCAACCCAACCCCGGCGACCGTACACTACCCCGAGCGTTACACGCTCAAAAGTGACCTGGAACGTCTGGAAGAAGCCGACGAGCAACTCAAGCTGGTCGAGCGTATGCCGACGCAGGAACTCAAACGGGTCACTGCGAAGATGATCGTCGACACCCTGGTCGGCGGTAAGCTACCGCAGGATAAGATCGACCAGATTCATCGTAAGATCGAAACGAACTCGTACATCCTCTCCGACCCCCAGGTCACGATGCAAGCTCACAAAGCCGGTCTCGTGGACGACATCACCGCGTCCGAAGCACTCGGCTACGACGCAGAGAAGGTGGTCGAGCAGGCGAAGAAAGATCGGGCCGAACGACTGGCCGCGACGATCATCGCACAGACACCGGGCGGAGGTAGCGGACAGGCTGCCAACTTCGCCGCTCGTGGAGTACCGGAGGCCGGTGGCGATGCCGCCCGGGAGAAGGATCAGTCCCAGAACAAGAATGAGACAAAACGTCCAGAACCCCCGACCCCAGGTAGCGGAAGCGAGAACAAGTAATGGCAACGAAGCATCTGATTTACACGACCGGTCTGACCCTCTACGGCAGCGACCTGGAAGGGTCGGACTCTACCGCTACGTCCGCCATCACCGAGGATGGCACGTACAGCGGCCTGTACCCGGGCGACACGGACTTTCCGTACGTCTACATCCAATCAGGCGGGTCACCCGATCCATCGTCTGACACGCTCGCTGTGGACCTCTCAGACCTATACTACGGAACGGTCGACGCCGGGGATTTGTTCCACGCGGTGCGGATTCACGCGTGGGACTGGAACAACGCCAGCTTGGAGGATAAGGTCAAGGCTCTGTATCATGCCCAACAACTGATCGACCGGTTTGCTTTCGTAGGGTCGAAGACCGACGACGATCAGACACTCGAATTCCCTCGTACCAGGACGCTGGACGACGGGACGGTCTGTTTGATCGGCGGCTCCGCTGGTATTCCCACGTCGATCGAGCAGGCCGCTTTCCTCATCGCCGACGCTCTCCTGGGCGGTCGCGACCCACAAGCCGACTTTGAGGCTCTGAACGTCAAGGTGGAGACATTCGGTCCGGTTCGAACGGAATTCGACACCAGCCGGTCGGCTAAAAACCACGTGGCCAATCTCATTCCGAGTCCCTCCGCGTGGGCGTTGATTAGGCCGTTTCTGGCTGTGTCAAGTGCTTTCTCTCAGAAAAAAGGATAATTTTCTGATTTTCTCGGCGATTGACCGGTCTAACTTCATAAGTTGTAAGTAGAAATGAGACCCGGCTCTTTCCGGGGTAAATTCCACGGTACCTGAAACCTCACAGGGTAACATGATGAAATTGACTCGCTTTTTGTTGGCATTCCCCCGTCCGATTCCACGTGACAATGAGGGAGGCGACGAAGGCGGCTCTCCCGACGCAGGAGGCGGCAATCCCGACCAAACCCCCAACGAGGGCGGTGAAGGTCAAGGCGGCGAAGGCAAGCTGTTCACGCAAGAGCAGGTGAATGAAATCGTCGTCAAGCGGAACAAGAAAGTCCGCGAACAACTCCAAGCAACCGAACGCCGGTACGAGCAACTGTTGCAGAATCAGCAGTTGACTTCGCAAGAGAAGGAAGAACTGCGTTCGGAACTCGAAACGATTCAATCGCAACTTCGCACCCGGGAAGAACAAGCCCGTTACGAGGCGAAGAGGCAACAGGAAAAGTTCCAGCAGACGTTGGAACAAACCACTGGTGAGCGTGACAGGTTCAAGAACCTGTTTGAGACGCAGACCCGAGACAACGCGATCATGAAAGCCGCACAGGCTCACGACGCGTACAACCCTGAACAGTTCATTTCGGTCCTCGGTCCCCGCACAAAGATCGTGGAGGAAGTGAACGAACAAGGCGAAAAGACCGGTCGCCTTGTTCCGCGTGTTGAGGTAAACGTGACTGGCGAAGACGGCATCGCCAAGACCGAGCTACGGCCCGTCGAAGACGCGGTTGTGCAGATGAAGGATGAACCGGAAAAGTACGGTAACCTCTTCCGCAACAACGTCGCGAACGGTATCGGGCAAGGTTCCAATCCATCCGTGTCCGGTGGACGAGTTGACCCGTCGAAGATGACCGACGAGGAATACTTCAAGAACCGGGATGCCATCAAGCAACAGTACGGCATCAAAGATCGACGCGGATTCTAAACCGCTCTGAGCGGGTCTACCGGCAACGACCGGGTTTGTCCTAAGCACTCTAAACTGTCCTTAACCCATAGGAAACGAACGATTATGTTCAAAGCAATCCTCGCCGCCGCGACCCGACTCATCGCAAAGGCAAACGACAACGACGCTCTGATTCCGGAAATCTGGTCTCGCGAAGCGTTGATGACCCTGATGTCCAACACGGTCATGGCCCAATTGGTCCACCGTGACTTTTCCGACATGGTCGCCAACGAAGGCGATGTTGTCAACACCAGCCGTCCCGCTGACTTCTCTGGTAAGCGGAAGACGGATAGCGACAACGTGACCGATCAGGACGCGATCAGCACGAATATCCCCGTGCCGTTGGATCAGCACATCCACGTCTCGTTCGTCATCAAAGACGGCGAACTGTCGAAGGCACTGCCCGACTTGCTCGAACGATACATGGAACCTGCGGCTCGTGAAATCGCCGAGAAGGTCGACCAAGTTCTGTGCGGTCAGTCCGCACAACTGTTGACGTACCAAGTTGGTGAACCCAACAGCGTCACCAGCCTGAATGTCGACGACTACATTCTGGATGCCGACGAAAAGCTGAACGACAACAAGGCTCCGAAAGCCGGTCGTCGATTGGTGATGTCGAGCCGATTCAATCGTGCCGCGTTGGGTGCGGAAATCGTCGTGGAAGCCGACAAGCGTGGTGACGAAGGTACCGCTCTGCGTGAAGCGTCGGTCGGTCGTATCTACGGCTTCGACTCCTTCATGGACCAGAACGTCGCCCACGTCAACCTCGCCGACACGGAACTGGCCGATGGTGCCGCTGGTGCCACCGACGGAACCGAGAGCGAAGGCGACACCGTCATCGAGACCACGGTCACTACGACCGAAGTCACGACCGCTGGTGGTGAGTACATCACCATCGAAGGCAGCGAGAAAATCCACGTGATTGCCTCGGCTGCTGACGACAGTGGCGACGCAGACATCACCCTCACCGAAGGTGTGACCGCCGACATCGCGTCGGGTGCTGACGTTTACGTCTACAAAGCCTGTGACGTGAACGGTGCCTATGCCGCTGGTTACAGCAAGGAAGTTACCGTCGACGGATTCGCCGCGAACAAGGGGCCGCAAGTCGGTCAGTTGGTCGCATTCGGAACTGGTGCCAACCGACACGCGTACACGGTCATCGCCGTCACCGAGACGAGCACGACCGAGTACGACCTGTTGCTGGATCGTCCGTTGGACGCAGCGTTGGCCGACGACGACCTGTGCTTCCCCGGACCGGCTGGTAGCCGATCGCTGGCGTTCACCCGCGATGCAATCGCCCTGGTGAGCCGTCCTCTCTCCGCCGCTGCGAACAACTACGGTGCTCGTGCCGCAGTTGCCAGCTTCGACGGGTTGTCGATGCGAGTCACGATGCAGTACGACTCTCAGTCGCAAGGCACGCGAGTGACCTTCGACCTGTTGTGCGGCGTCGCGGTCCTCGACGAACGACTGGCGGTCGTCGTCAACGGCTAATTCGCTTTCCAGAAATCGCACGGTTTCTGGTACAGGAAAATGGCGGGAACCTGGAAACAGGTTCCCGTCTATACTACGGAGAGAGCGACAATGGCACCGAGACAAGACGAAGTATATTGGAGGATTCCCAGCAAGTTAGCGATTGTCATTATTTCGATCCTCTTGACTGGTGCGATCTCATTCAATGTGTGGGCTGTTACAGCGGTCTATGAAAGACCCACGCGAAAACAGATTACACACATCATCGAGACTGAGTCTCCGTACAAGGAAGACCGCAAGATGATCTTGCTCGCCTTGGACAAGATTCACGATGAACTGGAAGAACTGAAACAACTGCTGCGTATCGTTCATGGAACCAACAAATAATCCTAACGTAACGCGAACGCAGAGGCGGACGTTCTACAACTTCACTCGCCGATACGGCGAGCAGATTCAATTGAGCAAAGTGTCAAGTTCCTCGGTCGATTACACGACCGGGGACTTGTCCCGCTCCCTCGAAACAACGACCATCCGGAACGCAGTCTACGTTCCGCCGACCCGCCAGAACCGCGTCATCTACACGCCGTCAATGATGCAGGCAATCCGCCAATACGCTTGGCAAGGCGGAGCGGGTCAGAACATCGAAGAGACGATGTTCCTTATCTCCCAACGAGACATTCGCAATTGGGGCGAGATCGAAGCGACACAAACGGTAATCCACAGGGGTAAGACCTACGACGTGAAGTCGGTTCAGACGTTCGACGGCGGTGTGATTATCTCTGGCGTCGAAACGAAGGGTACTCATGGAAGCTAACATTGGCACGTGGGCTGTGGCGTCTGTCGCCGAGTACCTTCGACCCACAATCCGAACAACTCTCTCTATGACTTACTTCGTCGAAGGTCTCGACGTTGAAAGCCCCGAGTGGTTCGACACTGACTCAGCCGTGCTACGAGTCACTGGACCTTGGTATCGACCCGGTGGCGGCAGAGACCGCTACAAGTTCGAGGTTATGGTTCTGGTCACCGATCTCTACGCTACAACTGAGAACCGGTACCAACTCCACAATCGAATGGGTACGATTGCAAACGCATTGAGCGGTCCCATCCCCGTATACAAGTACGGAGGGGGCGACGAATCTCAAGTTGGCTGTCTTGACATCGATCGCGATGCTGTTGACGACTTCCTTCGTATCGTGCATTTCGGAAAGTTTGACAAGGACACGGAAGCCTATCAAGCAGCGGTGATCGCTAAGTACGAGATTTGCCTTGACGCATAGCGTCCGACCCGGCGACCCGGGGAATTGTGCAACACCTTCACGTGAAACCAAATCTCCTTAGAGGAATAACCAAATGGCTCGTATTCAACTTCGAGACACCACCCTTTACCTGCAAGACGGGTTAAGCGGCTCCGCCACAGTCGACCAACCGTCGACCGCTCCTGCCGCCACTGACACCACCCTGACGATCGACGCCGTCAGCCTCAACACGAGCGACGACGCTCTGGTGCCGATTGGGGCGAGGTTTACTATCGACACTGGCGATGGAACTGTCCACACCGTGACGGCTCGCACCCCGACGAGTGCAAGTCCAACCACCGACATCACATTTACCCCGGCGTTGGCCACGGGCAACGTCCCGGCAGACGATGACGGTTTGACCTTCCTACCGCAACGGTTGGAAATCCAAGTTGGTGAAGGCGAAATCAGTTGGTCGGAAACTCGTGAATTCATTTACGATCGTGACCGCGACGTTCTGGACACTGTTCGACAGGGACAGGATCAACCAATGTCCGTCGACATCGCGTTCACGTTCGAGTACGTGACCGCTTCGACTGACGCGACTCCCACCCCTGTCGACGCCCTCAAGCAAACCGGCGAAGCCAGCGAGTGGGTGTCCAGTTCGAGTGACTTGTGCGAACCGTACGCTGTTGACGTTATCATCCTTCACTGTGTTCCGTGCGGTACCGACGAAGACCAGGAAATCCTCCTGCCCGACTTCCGGTACGAAACGCTGGACTACTCGGTGAACGATGCCGCGATCAGCGTGTCCGGTCAGTGCAACGCGACCGACGCGACGGTGACACGGTCTGACAACGACTCTTGCTCATAAGCTGAGTCTCTAACAACGGGAGCCTGTAACGTGCAGGCTCCCTCTTTACCTTAACCTATCCTGCGGAGAGATAGAATGAAAATTGGTGGCGTAGAAGTTACGAAGTGCGAGGAAGTCCTCGTGCTGCCACGACCCGGCGACGACCTTGTCTTCAAGGCTCAAGCTGTCCCGAACATGGAAGAGTTTGACACCCTCTGCCCGAAACCCGAACCCGCGAAGCGTTTGGTCAAAGGTGGCAAGAAAGAGGATCACATCACGGACGAATACGTTCGCCAGATCGAACAATGGGGCGAGCGACGCTATGCGTACATTTGCGTGAAGTCGCTGGAACCCTCGGAAATCGAATGGGGCGAAGTCGATCCCAAGAAGCCCAGCACGTGGCCCAAGTGGATCGAAGAACTCCGCGAAGCGGGTTTGTCGGACGTGGAACTGAACCGCGTCCAAACCCTGGTGCTTGACGCGAACGCTCTGAACGAAGCCAAGCTGAAAGCGGCCCGTGAATCTTTTCTACGTGGTCAGGGGGCGGACAAGGCAGAATCCTCTGGCCTCCAAACCACACCGGAGAATTCGCAGTCTGGGCAGCGTGTGAGCGAATAGGTGTCCTGCCGCCCGGTGTCAAGCAGTCGTTCGACGACTGCGATGTAATGACCCAGGCAAAGATTATCGCCTACCATCAACGCAGGTGCCATGACGATTCAGTCCAAAGCAAGCCTACAACTCCCAACACTACAGCGACTCGTTCTAAGAGACGCCGATAGTTATGTGAAGGAGACGATCGAAGAGGCGGCACGTGCATGGGTCCGTGCCGCTCTAAGTATCATCCCGGTTTGGTCTGGTGCGTCGCGGGCAACCCTCCAATCTCTCGCCCGAGCGGTAGGCGAGACTGTACCAATCCTCCCAGAGTCTAACGCTCCAAACCGGATCGCACTCGGTAGACTTCATTCGCGTGGAGGTATCGAGAAAGATGGCGTGGCTTCGTACAGCTTCTACTACGAGACTACTCTACGCTATCTCATCGCCAACGAGACGACCAACGTTCAGCCCAGGACGGAAGGTCTATTTTCTCGGTTGATCGAACCTACACCTTATGAATTCCGTAAAGCGGGCGAGCGTGCGGCACAAGCCGTCGTCGAAAAGCGTCTGAAAGAACTGCCCTTTCTAGCTCGATTGTTTGGCAGGAAGAAATTCTAAATGACCGTCTATTCAAGCGAAATCCAAATCACCACCGCTAGTGCGGTGTCAAACCTTAATAAACTGGACACCGCGTTGGACAACGCGGCTCAGTCGATGGGGGCGTTCCAGGCTGTCGCCGACAAGAACATCGGTGGTCAGGGGTTTGAGCAGATCGCACAGTCTGCCGAACGGTTTGGGAAGTCTGGTGCAAAGGCGGCGAATAACGTAGACCGAGCCTCTCGTAAGGCGTCGAAGTCTGTCCAGGCTATCGGCTTGTCCTACCGGGATGTTGGCCGGATCATCGAATCGCAGATCATCTTCGCCGCGATCAGTGCGGTGACGCAGGGGTTCTTCGATGCTGCGGACGCCGCCGCTGAATTCCAATTGCAAGTATCGCGTATTGCCGCGATCGACGCAGACCAATTGGGCTTCGCTAAGATTCGAGACGAACTCGAACAACTCGCCGCAGAGTTAGGTAGGCCGATCGAAGAAGTTAGCGGTGCCGCTTTCGAGGCGTTGCAGAACGACCTGTCCGACACGGAGGGTACCCTTGAGATTCTTCGCACCGAAGCACAAGAACTAGCACTCGTCACGGGCGGTGATTTAACTCAAGCGGTCAACGCGTTGTCGTCGGTCTACAAAACGTTCGGCGAAAACGCGGAAGCTGTCAACGGTATCTCCGGGCAATTCTTCGGGACAATTAACGCCGGTCGTATCACGTTGGGCGACCTTGAGTCTTCACTCGGTACGCTGTCACCACTCGCAATTCAATTGGGTGTCAGCTTTAAGGAACTCACTGACTCGCTGGCAACGATTACGTTGACCGGTACGAAGGCGAACGTCGCGACCACTCAGTTGCGTAACGTCTTCAACAAGTTGATTAAGCCGACGAAGGCACTGCAAGCTGTTTATGACGAACTCGGTGTGGCAGGGTTCCAAGAACTGTCCGAGCGGAGCGGCGGATTCGTCGCGGCTCTACAGGAGTTGGAGAAGGCGACCGAAGGAAACGAAGACGGGCTCGCTCGGCTATTCAACACGATCCGTGCCAACGTTGGTGTCTTGAACGTGTTGACCGAGAACGGTGAACTCTACGCGGAGACCGCAGACCGATCAGCACGATCCGCTGAAAGGTTGAGCGACGCGATCGCTGGTATCGAGAGTACGGCGGCACGAGAAGCCGCACGGAACGCAGCAGAGTTGGAAGTTATCTTCACACGTCTCGGCGATAGGGCACTTCAACTACAGAATACTGTCGTAAACGCATTCTTGTTCCTTACACAAGGTAGCGAGAAGGGTGCCATTGCTATCTCTGCGTTGGCGGTAGGAATCGGCGGAGCAACTGTAGCCGTAACGAAATTCAGAGTTGCTACGTCAGTTGCCTTCCCGCCCGTGCTGGCATTCCTGGCGACTGCCGCAGCAGCACAAGGTGCGGTTGAGTTGTTCCGTGCGTTGGCAGACTCAGCATCCAACTTGGCAGAAGAAACTGCGAAGCTGGAAGTCGATCGGCTGAAAGCGTTTGCGGAAACCGTCGAAGACCTTGAAGCAGACAAAATCAAGGAAGTCGAAGACGCACTGCGAAACACGGACAACATTATCAATCGAGTAGGCGAGTCAGCCAGGGAGACCGGTCGGGAGATCGTAGACGCGTTCAACGTCCGAGCTGGCGACATCGCCGCAGTTGAGACCACGTTGCTCGACGCATTCGGCGACGCACGGAAACGCGTGCTCGATCAGATTCGAGACTCGATCAAAGAAATCGACGACGAGATTCTCGCGGGACGTGACCGAATCCGTGGCTTCCGAGCAGACCTGGAAGAATTCTCATTCGAGATCAGCCTGGAAGGTCTCGACGAAACGGAACAAGCTGCACGTCGGTTGACCCGATCCGCAGAAAAGACTGCTCTGGCGTTCGCCCGTGCCGCCAATGTCGGTCTGTCCGAAGAGTCCCAAGAGATCGCTCGAAACACGGCAGAGATCGCCGTGCAGGAAGCCAGGGCAGCACTGTCCGCTGCGAAGCGGGCCGGGAACGCTGCACAAATCAGGGAAGCCCAGGCTGGCGTACAGGAAGCCATCACGTCTCAGATCGCTGTCGAGCGGGAGTTGAATCGGCAGCGAGAAGAAGTCGGCAATCAAGCGTTGCTTGAGCAAGAGCAAATCTTCAACCGGTTGAGCGGTGAGGCACAACGTCAGTTGCAAGACGTGCTCGACGTTCGTAAGGAACTCGCCTCTGCGGTCAGTGAAGGTGCCCCGCAGGAAAACATCAACGCGTTGAAGGATCGGTTGGTCGACGAAACCAACGAAGCCCGCGATGCTTTGCTCGAAGCTGGCGAGTCTAAGGTTCTTGAAACCTTCGACTTGAAGGAGCAGTTCCAAGAGGCTATCGACAACGTGTCGGAAGGTTTGGAGGCTACTAATGTTGATTGGTCGAACGCCATTGACCAACTTCGCGAAGACCTTGCGAACGCGACGGACTTGAAAGCCGCCGTGACTCTAACCGCCAACATCCAAGATTTGGCGGAAGGGACTGGAAGCAGCGTCGTGGCCGATGCAGTTAATGACGCGGTTGCACAAGGTGGACTGCCGGGCGATCAGTTGTTGAACACTGCGAACGCGGCTCTGGACGTTTACAAGGAACAGCAGAACCTCGCGAGCACTATTGAGACTTCGACCGCGAATGCGAACGCCGCTGCCGCAGACGCACAGTTGGCACTCGCACAAGCGTTCAAAGAATCCAAGTTGTTCGGGGACGATGCTTCCTCGCTGACAGAGCCGTTGAGGCAACAGTTAGGTCAACTCAATCAGTTGACCGAGGAACAACTGCGGACTCTCATCGAAAATCTACGTCAGGCTCCTGCGGCTATTGCAGAGAACGCCGGGTCGATCTTCGCACCGTTCAGTGACGCACAGGCAGAGTTTCTGACCGAGGCCGTAAACAATGCGATCGCTGCGGCGGAGTCTACGCTGGAAGGCGTGGAGGCACGAAAGGCATTCGACCCAGCAAACCTGGAAGCGGCACGCCAACTGGTTGAGCAAATCAGTACGTCGGACGTACAGGAGTTAGGTCTTGACGTAGACTCAGAGGGGTTCGAAACCGTCAACAAGGCTCTGGCAGAAATCAAGTTGCGTGCTGTTACGGGGAAGGAAAACGTCGCTGCTATTGGGACTGCTGCACAATCGGTGGGGCGTGGCTTGAACGCGGTCACGACGGCTACCAACGGTTTACAAGCTGCGGCGAATAATGCCAAGGGAGCGTATCAAGCGTTGCTTGACATCGCACAGCAGGCTTTACAAACCGCACAGGAAGCAGCACAGCAGAACGCCCAGAACAGCTCAAATGGGTTGTACTTCGGTGGTCGTCCACTGTACCGTAACAACGGAGGTAGCGGTCGGGGTCAGGATACAATCCCCGCGATGCTGTCCCCCGACGAGTTTGTGGTCAACCAGAAATCGTCGCGGGACTTCCTGCCAGAGTTACAAGCTATCAATGCTGGTAACGCACCTAGCGGTGCCGGTCGCGACACGGGCGACACGAACATCACTATCGGAGACATCAACGTCTCTTCATCATCCAATGTGCCCGGCCAGACTGGTCGTGACATTGCCATTTCCATCAAACGCGAACTCCGACGAGGAACTACAAGGCTATGAAAGGCTTAAAAGAAAAGATCGACTTCCTGAACCCTGTCAAGGTGCAATGCTTTGATAAGGATGGTAACCTCAAGTGGGAAGAGGAAGTGTTCAACGGCATCGTCGATGAAGGTATCCACTATCTGTTGGACGCCGGATTCAACGGTGGTACTCAGGACACGACTCACTACGTCGGTCTAGTCGACAACAGCGGGTTTACCGCATTCGACAACGCGGACACGATGTCGTCTCACTCTGGTTGGTCAGAAAACACCAGCTACGACGAGTCCACTCGTGTTGCCTGGAACCCTGACGCAGCCGCGTCTCGTGCCGTGACTAACAGCACGACCGTCGACTTCACGATGAACGCCACGGCGACCATCAAGGGTATCTTCGTGTCAAGCGATAGCACGAAGTCCGGCACCACCGGTACCTTGTGGGCGACGGCTGCATTCAGCAGCAACGCTTCTGTCGTGTCCGGCGACGTGCTCAAGGTGACGTATACCGTCAGCGGCTAATCCTCAACTCTTTGGAGGAATGCCATGACTGTATTCTTGTGCGACGGATTCGAGTCATACGGCGACACCAGTTCTTCTGGGTCGGACGTGGAGGCTCTCTTTAACAACACCAACCGCCAACTGTTCCAAGCGATCAGTGGCGGTCACGGTGGCAGTCTGTCTATTATCGACGACTTTGAGGCGGTCGGTTTCGCGATCGAATTTCCAGACGTTGATAACACTCGCTCCGAGTGGTTGAATTACGAGTTTCCGGACGGAGCCGGTCGAAACCCCGACTACAAGTTACCGGCGAACTCGTCTGCACCGATCATGTGTGTAGGGTTTCGGTTCTTCAACGCGGCAACCACGCCGTCGGTCCAGTCTAGCATCTTTCAACTGATGACTGGTGCTACGTCTACTGCTTACACTGTCCGTCGTGACTCTGACGGAACCTCGCTAACAGCCGGGGGTTCGCACACGGCTACGGATTGTTTGACCGCCGATACGTGGCACTACATTGAGCTTGAGTGGAAGTTCACGACTAGCGGTAACGGCGGTTACATGAAGATTTATGTCGACGGCAACGAAGTGCTCGACACCGGTGCCGAAAATATGACTACCTTCACGTTCTTCACGTCGTACGGATTCCGTATCGGTTGCTCTGGTAACACGAACCAAACGGGAGGTAGCCGGTTCGCGTTCGATGACTTGTACGCGATGGAGATTGACGGCGTTGAACACACTGCCCCACTTGGGGCGTGTCGCGTGCTTGCTATGCGACCGAGCGGAGACGCGGTTCCGAATGACTGGACACCCAGCACTGGCTCCGACAACTACGCGTTGGTCGATGACACCGATGTCGACGAAACCGATTACGTGGACGCCACGGCAACCGGTGACGACGACCACTACGACTTGACGCCACTCGACGGGGTCTCGACGGTACACGGTGTTCGATTCGACGTAGCTTGTGAAGTGGTGGACGGGACACCTAACCTACATATCGGATGCGACAACGGTACAGCGGACGAGGACGATATGGGGATTCCTGGCATGGGGGTTTCCGGTGTTGTCAACGTTCAAGAGTTTCATCAGAAAGACCCAGACGCAGCGGACTGGACGGAGTCATCGGTCGAGTCAGTCGAAGCAACGATTAGGATGACTGAGTAATGACTATCCGAGCATATCAGTACACGGTGCAAGTGCTTGTCACTGCGTCGGGTTTCAATTACACGGTCGAGCAAGACCTGGGTCTCACTCAAGAGGCTACAGACGGTGTACGCCGTAACGTAACCCAAGACCTGGGTATTAACGACGGTGTCTCATTGTTGCAGTTCGCGGGTAACAGTGACTCGATCGAGCAAGAGTTGAACCTGACGCAAGAGGCGAAAGCGTTCGGGTACGAGACGGTTGAGAATGAGTTGGGGCTCACGCAAAACGCGTCTCGTGAAGTCTTCGGCACGAAGGTCGTTCCGCAAGCGTTGAACTTAACGAGCACTGCTGAGTTTGGGTTTGCGGTTAAGAACGTCAGCCCCGAGAACGAACTCGGATTGACGCAGGAAGCTGTGATTACATTCACCCCGAATATCACAAGCAACCTGAACCTCTCGTCGATTGCGTTCCGTGCGTGGACTGCCAGTAACGACCTGGGATTGACTCAAACCGTCTCGGCAGGTGTTGGGTACAATGTTGAATCAGACCTTGACCTGACTTCAACCGTCTTCCTCAATAAGATTCTGAACCAGGGTCTCTCACACTCGAACGCAGTTGAGCAGGCTTTCACGTACTTCATCGAATCGTCTTGCAACCGCTACAGCTACAATCGGTTCCACGGAGCGGGTGGAGTAGCACCATCGATCCGTAAGCTGAGCTACAGCAACACGTTCTACTTGCAATCGGTCGACGGCGGTACGGTTGTCCAACTTCGCAACCCGGAAATGGACGATCGACAGAGGTACGCGTTCAACCGTGTCAACCGAAACTTCTTCGACGGGTCGCCTGACATTTTCTCAGATGACAATTGGGTGACCGAGCAGTCGCAGATTTATACTGTTGTCGCTAACAAGCGATCCGATCTGGAATCGCTTTACACGTTCCTGCAAGATAACCTCGGGCGGGAAATCATCCTAAAGGATTGGAAGGGCGTAACTTGGGTTGTCGTAGTTGTCAACCCGGGCGAGCTATACACGGAGGATTCAGAAGGCTACTGGACCTTGAGCTTCGATGTGGAAGGCGAAGCCTTAGAAGGCGAGTGGTTCTTCAACTACCTGGACTTGGCCCAGACTGTGAGCCGAGCCGGTAGCACCTACAACCGTAGTG